GCTGAGTTCATGTCTGGTAACAATCTTTTGGCTGATATGAACGGTAGCAACATGCGTCAGATGCTGGCGCTGGGTTATGTCATGGGAGTGACCGATACATTTACGACTGCGACGGTCTGCCCACCTAGCGGCATTACTTCCGGTCAGGTGCAGGACATCATCAAGAAGCATCTAGAAGATAACCCTGCGTCTCGGCACTTCACGGCAGACAGCATTATTCGTAACAAGCTGGAAGCCATTTGGCCTTGCAGTAGGGGCCGTGGAACATGATGACGATCAAAGACTTTGCCAAGAAGAAAAAGATCTCGATGAAAATGGCGCGGCATCGGTTAGAAAGACAAGTAGAAGAAGGTCTGATGCAGAGGAAAAAAGGGCCGTGCAACGTTTATTTGTACTACGACGTGGTACCCACGACTTTTAGGTGGCATGATCCGTTTAATTTAATTGAGAGGAGAACAACATGAGCCAAGGCACTCCACTTAGCGTATTGAACCTTACGGTTCATGCTGAGCATTGTCTGAAACGTGGGCGTGTATATGATGTTGAAACGCTTAAGGCAATGGAAGCTAGGGATATCCTTTCCATACCGGATATCGGCAAAAAAACTCTACAAGAAATCAACTTAGCATTGACAGAGTACGAGAACACTACTAAACCAGAGAAGATTGAGATGAACGAGACTAAACACGGTGGGCCAGCGTTTCCTACGCAGACTGATGACAGATATTTTCATGGTATGACTCTGCGTGATTACTTTGCGGCTAAGTACATGCAGTCTCTGTTCTCAAAAGATGGTATTGGTATTCAGGACATCGAAACTATTGCAATGTATTCGTACAAGGTGGCAGACGTAATGCTGAAAGCGAGGGAGAAGAACACATGAACGTCTTGTTTACGGCAAGAAAAAAATGCAGGCCAAGGCGGCGTTTTAGAATTTTACGCAATAAGCTGCTTGAACTACTTCTTCCGGGTTTGAACGCTTTGTTTGGTCTTGAGTATGCGGTAGTTAGCGAAGAGCATCAGAGACTTTTTAAGGAGGCATGTGATGCACACAACACTTGAGCAGAAGATACAGAACGGCACTTATTGGACTGGTGCCGCCCTTGGTGCCATGGTCATGCTGTTGGTGGTGCTTATCATTGAACGTTTAAACACAGACCCAGATCCCAGCTCAGTCAATATGCCGCGTGATGTCGTAGAGGCGTACCGCATGGGTATCAAGGATGCCATGAAGACCAATCCGCCTAGCTTAGAATTAGAGCAGGCCTGCATGAACATGTGGGCCGAACGTCAACCAGTGAAGGAGCGATGATGACAACCGCAAAAAATATAAGACCGGAAGAAAAGCTACTTAGCGCAATAGTTGCTTTGGCAATAGAAGACGTGTGTCTAGCGCCAGTAAAATCTGAAAACAGGAAGAATCTTACTCTAAGTTACCACGCTTACACCGCGTATAGATTTTTATTTGAGCATGGGGATTTGTACTTAGAACTTCTAAACATAGACCCGCCCACATTTAGAAAGCGCCTTCTTAGACAGCTTTTGGACTCACGTACCAACAGACCTTTTGATACCACTGACAAAGAAAATTTTACCATAAGCCGTCGTAAACGATTTTTTAGAGCAAACCATAAGTTATACCACCGGGTAGAGACCCAAGAAATTTTTAAAGAACTGGAGGAAACCGATGACGATGTTCAAAACAGCACCGTATGCTGAAGGAACACTAGCAGTCAGTGGTGTGCCTTATAAAGTAGCAGTAGACACAGTCAACCACCCGCCGCACTACAAGGTTGGTGGCATTGAGACGATTGACTACATGAAGGCTAAGTCAACACCAGAAGAGTTCAAGGGACACCTGAGGCTGACTGCAATAAAATACTTGTCCCGCACGGGCTACAAAGATGATGCACTGCAGGATCTCAAGAAAGCGCAGTGGTATCTGAACCGACTAATACAGGAGTGTGAGAGTGAGAACAATTGAAGAGAAGGTCTGGGACTATCTGGTAGAGCATAAGCGCCCAGTGACATCTAAGCAGTTGGCTAAGTACTTCATCGTGTCCCAGCAGTCTGTGGCCCGAACCTTGGGCAAGTTTGTTGAGAGGCAGGTTGTGGATAAGTTTTACCAAGGTAACGTGTTGCTCTATAAGATAAAAGACTGATGGAAAATATAATCTGCCTAGACTTTGAGACGTTCTACGACACAGGGTTCTCTCTATCAAGACTCACTACAGAAGAGTACGTCCGTAGCCCAGACTTTGAAGTTATCGGTGTGGGTATAAAGGTCAACAATGCACCGGCATATTGGGTTTCAGGGTCACGTGAAACGCTAAATAAGCACTTACTCTCCCTGCCCTGGAAAGACTCGGCACTCTTATGCCACAACACAATGTTTGATGCGGCGATACTTGCCTGGTTCTTAAACGTTTACCCAAAGATGTACTTAGACACTTTGTCTATGGCCCGTGCCCTGCATGGTGTAGATGCTGGTGGGTCTTTGGCTAAGCTGTCTGAGCGTTATCAGATCGGCGTGAAGGGTGATGAGGTGATCAACGCCAAGGGCAAACGCAAGGCTGACTTTACCCCAGAGGAACTAAACCGCTACGGTGAATACTGCAAGAACGATGTAGAACTAACCCATAAGTTGTTCAGTCTGATGGGGCCTAACTTCCAAGAGTCTGAGATACGCCTGATCGACTTAACCCTAAGGATGTTTATCAGTCCCATGCTATACGTGGATAGAGACATCTTACTGGATAGGATAGATGACCTGAGGGAAGAGAAGTCTAAGCTGCTTGGTTCCCTGAAAGAGAAACTCAAGTGTGAGGACGAGGAGGCGGTACGCAAAAAACTAGCATCAAACAAGCAGTTCGCTAATCTGTTGACCGAACTGGAAGTGGAAGTTCCCATGAAGGAAAGCCCGACCACCGGTAAACAAACCTACGCGTTGGCTAAGAATGACGAAGGCTTCATCGCGCTGACTGAGCATGAAGACACCTTTATCCAGCACCTATGCGCGGTACGTCTTGGCACAAAGTCAACAATCGAAGAGTCAAGAATCAAGCGGTTCATTGATGTGGGGGCCAGGAATAACAATAAGCTACCCATCCCGTTGAAGTATTACGGGGCACACACAGGCCGGTGGGCTGGCTCAGACAAGGTTAACTTCCAGAATCTGCCTAGCCGCGACAAGAAGAAAAAGACTTTGAAGAACGCCGTGATAGCGCCAGAGGGCTACATGGTGATTAACTGCGACTCATCTCAGATAGAAGCCCGTGTGCTTGCGTGGCTGGCTGGTCAGAATGATGTGGTGGAAGCCTTTGCCGAAGGCCGTGATGTCTACTCAGAGTTCGCTACTAAGATATACAAGAGGCCTATCAGTAAGGCAGATCCGATAGAACGCTTTGTGGGTAAGACCTGCATCCTTGGGCTTGGCTATGGCACAGGCTCAGCAAAGCTTCAGCATACCCTGAAGACTCAACCACCCGGCGCGGTAGTAAGTGACAGTCAGGCCAAAGACATAGTTGATCTCTATCGGGATGAGAACAACAAGATAGTAGAACTATGGGGTGAGTGTGACGATCTACTAAATCAGTTGATCTCCTGGCCCAAGGACAAGAATGACTACTACATAGGTGTGCAGGAGTGTCTGACAGCTACACCGCAGGGGATTCTGCTACCTAATAATTTCTACATACGCTACCCAAACATCCGCAAAGATACTTCCGAGACTAAGACGCGTATCGTCTATGACTCTAGAAAAGGACAGGTATCTATCTGGGGCGGCTCCGTAGTGGAGAACGTCGTTCAGGCACTTGCCCGTTGCGTTGTCGGTGAGCAGATGCTACTTATTGCGGAGAAGTACAGGCCAGCACTGACGGTGCATGACGCTATAGTATGCGTCGTACCCGAGGATGAGGTCGAGGAAGCAAGAGACTTTATCGTTGAATGTATGAGTACACGCCCTAGTTGGGCACCGGGGCTTCCCATTACTTGTGAAGCTAAATATGGTCGTTCTTACGGAGATTGCTAATGCACATTGATACATCCATTGACTTTGCCGCTAACTACATTCAGGTAAAAAAACTGATGCGAGAACTAGAAGTAGACTTCAACGAGAAGAACTACACTGGTTGTCTTGAGAAGGCCACCATGCTGACTATGTATTCCCGAGACCTAAAAACTGATCTATGCTACATGCTGGAAAACAAAAACAGAGGTAGTTAAATGCAAACAATTCAGTGGTCATTTAGTGGATTAAAAGACTTTATTGGATGTCCCAAGAGGTACCAAGAGGTCAAGGTACTCAAGAACTTTGAACAGAAGTTCAACGAAGCCGCACACTACGGTAACAAAGTGCATGAGGCGTTAGAGAAGTATGTGAAGGATGGCACTGAGTTACCACTGAACTATCAGCAGTTCAAGGCCTGGGCAGATGCGTTGATCCAACTGCCCGGTCAGAAGTTAACTGAGCATCGCATGGCGCTAACCGTAGACAGGCAACCATGCACCTGGGCGGCTAAGAATATGTGGGTGCGTGGCATCGCTGACTTGCTAATCATAGACGGCGACCATGCTCGGGTGATTGACTACAAGACAGGTAGCGAGAGGTATCCAGAGCCTAAGCAGTTAAAGCTTATGGCGCTACTTGTCTTTTCACACTACCCTGAAGTCAAAAAGGTCAGCGGTGCGTTGATGTTCATCATGAAGAACGTGATCATTGATGAGGAGTACACCCGCGACATGATCGACGAACTGTGGGCTGCGTTCACACCAGATCTTGAAAGATTGTCACAGGCATACGAAAATAACACTTGGCCTGCGAACCCGTCAGCACTGTGCGGGTACTGTCCCGTCAACACCTGCCAATTTTACAAGGAATGATCATGCCGTACGTCAACAAACCTAGGCCGTACAAGAAAGAGTACCAGCAACAAAAAGCCCGTGGAGAACATGAGAACCGCATGGAGCGACAGCGTGCGCGTAGGTCTGTTGACAAAGATGGTAAAGATGAGAATGGTAACGGTAAGGCAGACATGCGTGAAGGCAAAGACATTGCACACAAGCGTGCCTTATCAAAGGGCGGTTCAAACAAAGATGGGTATCAAGTCGTCTCACCTAGTAGCAATCGTTCGTTCCTAAGGGATTCCTCTAGGAAGCTTGTCTCCGAAAAAAGCAAACGCGAACGAAAAAAGACTTGACATATTTTTTAATCGCCCCCATCATAGGGGTGTGAGCCTACCGGTTTCCCCCTCTCCTTCACCGGTAGCCTGAGACTGTAAGGCGTAAGTGAGTCTCAAGGAGCGTAAGCGGTCTTACGTAACTGCGTCAGTTAAGCGGCGTTCCGCGTCTCATGTGATGCCTCCGCGCGACAGGCTTAGCCGCACGGTGGGGGGTTCGCCCCCTGCTGTTGCGTCAGAACTATAAAGGTGTGCCCTAGTTAATTTTAGTGAAAGGTTGGTATGGATAAAGATTACTCATGGCCTGGGATGTTCAAGCCATTTGACCATCAACGAGAAACGTCGAAGTTTCTTATAAGTCATAAACGTGCATTCTGTTTTAACGAAGCGGGTACGGGCAAGACCTCTTCAGTTGTGTGGGCCGCAGACTACCTGATGGATCTGGGCTTATTGAAAAGAGTTCTGATAGTTTGCCCTCTATCAATTATGTACTCGGCATGGCAGTCAGACATCTTCAAGACTGCTATGCACAGAAAAGCCGCCGTAGCGTATGGCACTACAGCCAAGCGTAAAAAAATATTAGAAGGAGACTACGAGTTTGTCATCATCAATTACGACGGCGTGTCTACCGTCAAAGAAGAAATACGCAAGGCTGACTTTGACCTGATAGTCATAGACGAAGCCAACGCATACAAGACAGCAACCACCGTACGCTGGAGAACCTTGAAGCTTTTAATGACGCCCAACACAGGGCTATGGATGCTTACCGGTACACCTGCGTCTCAGTCTCCCCTTGATGCCTATGGTCTGGCAAAGCTAGTGAACCCTGAGAGAGTTCCAAAGTTCTTTACCGCATGGCGCGACAAGGTGATGTTCCCTATCAGTAGGTTTAAGTGGGCGCCTAAGCCTGGCTCTAAGGATATTGTCTTTAACGCATTGCAGCCAGCGATACGCTACACGAAGGAAGAGTGCCTAGACCTGCCTGATGTGATGTATCAGTACAGGGACACTACGCTGACTGCTCAGCAACAGAAATACTATTCCGAATTAAAGACTGACATGTTCATCAAGGCGGCTGGTGAAGAGGTCAGTGCAGTTAACGCCGCCGCAAAGCTTAGTAAGTTGTTGCAGTTGTCTGGTGGGGCGATCTACACGGACTCCGGTGAAGTGCTTGAGTTCGATGTGTCGCCACGGTTCAAAGCCATGGAAGAAGTTCTAG